CTAATGGCATTGACACTGACCAGGAATGCAATTACAAGCTACACGTTCAAGTGTTTTGCCTTTCTTAGCTTCTAGTGATGATTGCAAATTTAATCGATCCTTCTCTGTCATTGGTATACTTTCCAATAAGTGTCTAACAATAGCAACATGTTTGGTCTGGCAAACTTTTTGAAATACACTATCTACCTCTGACATCATAGCTAAATCTTCATCAATTAAAGGAGAATAGCTAAATCCTTTTCCCATTTTTTCTCTGCTCACGTAGCCTTTATCTAAGAGCCTTCTTAATAAGGTTTTGACAGTTGAAGGAGTCCAATCATACTTCTCTAGTAAAACTGCTAGTATCTCAATCAAGGTTACTAAAATTATTGATATTCAGAAAGTTCTGCCATAACCTCAGCTAAAGGCTCTACACTAACCACCTCCCAAGGTCTCACAGGTTCCCCTGGCAAAACATAATCAAAGAGCTTGCCCTCTTTTCTGACCACGTTGACCATATCCCCTGTGATGTAGCCGTTATCTACCGCCTGTTTTAATTCATCAAAATATAGCATACTTCTTGACCTCCTTACCTAATTATTCGTAAAGGTTTTGTCAATCCCTAAATTTTCCCCTGTTTTTCCTCTATTTTTTTCAGAGCACGAAAAAAAGCCCCTAGGTTGTTACACCTAAGGGCTTACTTTGTCTTATCTAAAGGAGCTTTACCTCCATAATTTTTTGCTACCGACATTGATGTCGGTTACACTAATTTAATTTGCCCCAAATACTGATACGGTTTCCGCTCTAAAGGAGTTTTACCTCCTAGTTTATACTTGTGTGGCATTAGCTAAATACTTATCTTCTACCCATTGGTCAGACTGAGAAGCATTAATGCGTGACCATCCATTCACTTTTTCGTAGACTCTTACGCGAGTTCCTGCTTTGATAAATTCTTTATCAGCGCTACTTGCGTTTGGCTTAGACTCTACATAATAGTCTGTGCTAAGGGTTGCTTCGTAGTAAGGTACATTTGAGTTGTCTAATTTAGTGTTAGTATCTAGCTTTTGATTAAAAGTAAGCTGGCTTTGTGGTTCTTGTGGTTTGTCAATCTTAGGTATATCAACTTTGCTACTATCATCTGCTAATAATACAATATTTTTATCTAAACCACCTGCTACTCCTACACTTGTAAACTGCCACCAGCGCACACCATCCATTGAAGGGAAGAACTCCCAAAGTGGGTCTTTTCGTACTTCGTAGTCTGGATAACCAGCTATCCAAATACTGTTTGGGTACTTAGCTATAATTTGTTGATAATCAATATTATTAAGCGTAAATGGTTTATAGCTGTAATAAATAGGCTTATATCCAGCGTTTGCAATTTTATCCATAAACGCAATAACTGCATTAGTGTTAGCTTGTTTGTCAGCACTTGCAGAGTCTTCGTAGTCAATGACTAAGTAAGAGACTTTTTTGCTTGGTAAATTGGACAGAAATAAATCTGCTTCTCGTTGCGCTAAGCTGCTATCTCCTCCAAATCGTCCAAAGTGATAATAACCAATCGGGTCACTAGTATTAGCTTGTTGCTGATGCCTGTCAGACAGCCAAGCGAGTGACTCAGATACTTTGATAATCGTTTTAGTAGTGCCAGATCGCTGACAAGTAGCAGTTAAGTCTGCTTGTTGATAAGCTGATACATCAATAAAGTAATCTCCTTTGTTCAATCCAGTATTACCTGTAACAGTAACTGCATTTTTAAAAACTTTTGGTCTAAATGCAGTAGGATAAGTCGCTGAATATGGTATTTTTACTAAATTATATGCTCCGTTTGCTCCACCTTGATTTTGACCAAAAAACCATCCGTAACCACCACCAGCATCACTATCATATATAGCAACATGACTATAAGGTACAACATCTGCAACTACCATAAAAATTGCGACATCGCCTTCTTGCATAGTCTCTACTTCATCAAAGTAGTTTAAAATACCATTTTCGTGACGTTGCTCCCATATATCCCTTGCGTATCCTGTATTTGTACAGTTTGCGTATGGCAGTCCTAGATACTTACAGTAATCTGCGTAGCCATCCCAACATTGCGCACCAAACGATCCATCAATATCATAAGCGTTGCCATTTGAACGACTTTTATATTCTTGGTATGTAGCCATTTATCCCTCCTTTTCAAAAATCAAATAAAACGGATAAATAAAAAAAGCAATCACTGACAACGGAATATATAATATTGCTATTACTAGTACTAATGCTATTTTCGTGATTGCTTTCATTTTATCCTCCTATTATTTTGGCTCTGTGTAGGATAGCGCACGGCTGCTATCTGATACTCCTTGTGTAGTAGGGTCTGTAACAATACCTGCAATAACAAGTACTGAAAACACACTATTAACAACTACTAACAATTTATTACCTAAATCACTAAGTTCAAGTGTATAACCAAAAACATTTGCAACTGCTTGTACAACTAAAAATATTGCTGGAATAATTGCTGACCAAAATGCTTTGTTTTTAATTCTTACTTTCCAATTAATCATGTTATTTCTCCTCTTTTTCTAGACGACCAATGCGGTCACTCATATAAGACATCTCCTTTTGGACAACACCAATGGTCTGAGAAATGTCCTGTAACTGTTCTGTATTTTTATCTAAGTGACCTTTGAGCCACTCTTCACGTTTGTTAGATTCTGATTTTGATTGGTCATGGAAATCCATTAGCTTTTTCTCACGCTTATCAGACGTTCGCACCAGATAGCCAACCACAATCATAAAAAGCAAGATAAAGAGAATAGCCCACACAAATTGTGATTGAGCGATTCTTTCTGCTTGTTCTACTGTCATCCGACTACCTCACTAACTTGCTAAAATTTCAGCAAGTAATTCTTCATCGCACATAATTGCAAGTTGCTCTTTTGTTTTGTTATTAATAAACTCTGAAAATCCCTTTTTAACAAAACTTGACCAAGCCATACGTCCATAATATAAGTCAATCGCAAATAATTTAATCATCATATCTATCCCTTCTTCCTGTAAAAAAATTCTAACCAATAGCAATAAGATCTTCATCTTTTAAAACCTCTTTTGCGTAAAGCGTACTTATCAGATTGATAAGTGTTTGTGTGCCTGTTGATGTTGATGTACTTAGTTCAGTCATTTTTTCAGACTGAGCTTTATCTTTGTATTTCTCGTCGTAAAATATCTGCTCACACTTTTCAAGCGTTTCTGCAAAAGATTTATTATCAAAGTCAACTGGTAAGTCAAAAGTTAAGTTACCTCTTACGTGAGGTAAATCAACTGCCACAATTGCATTAACTTTTGCAATGCTTTTATCTTCTAACATTACAGGATATTTGTTTAAAATTTCCAATAGTTTTCCTCCTTTAAATTGTCCACTGAATTTGACCTTTTACGTTAACAGTCCATTTTGACGGATTAAACCACAGAATACGACCGTCTGCGCTCACTTGAACATTTAAAACATTGAGTTGTATAGTCCAAGCCGTTACTGCAAACATCATGTCGCTAGGTATCAAATTCGTAGGCATAGAGCCAACCGTCAACTTATCTATGCCATTCGTCGCAAAGTTGTACTTAACTGTGACTGTACTGCCTGTCTGCCTATAACTAAAACCATTGCCGATTGACTGCCAACCAGAGTCTATCGTTGTAGGCAAGCTATCTTTTTTAACATACTCACTCCAACCGCTCCAAACCCCATTTTCCAATACTCTGGTAAATATAGTTTTATTTGTACGGTCGTAAAATTGTTGATAAGCATAGTTTGCCGTCTGGTGTCTTACAACTGTTACGTACCCAGGACCTGCCCCTACAGGTCTATTAGCACCTCTAAATACACAATAAAAACCTGTGTCTTGCAAGCTATTTAGGTCAGTGTCATCATGTCTAAAAGAACCACCATTGTTAAGAGCAAGTTGTTTTTGTTGGATTGGCTTATCGCCACAATAAATAGTACCGTCAACATAAACATCGCCTTTGGCATCAATAATGCCATGTTCCCAAATTTTCCCAAATGCAACACCAGAAGGTGCTTTAGTTACAAGTACAAACTCACTAGAAATCGTTTGAGTAATAGGGATTGCTGACATTAAACTATCACTGACAGATACTTTAACAAGCCAAGATTTTGATTTGTCATAAGTGCCGCCAAGATTTAAAGGGGCGCCTGACATTTGGGAAATTGTTGACCAGGTATTTGTAGCTGCGCCACTATCAACTGCATAGATACCAGTATTGTATGGCGCAACAGATACCGACATTTTGAGTTGGTTTTTTTGTATTCCACCAACTATAATTGGTGCAATCTTAACAAATGGCAAGACTTGTAAAATGTCAGGATTTTGCTGAGACCTGACTACTTTTGCACTTGTAACAATTGGTAAAAAATAATCAATGACATTAATTTTTGTGTCAACTGGTTCTGATGTTAGACCTCTGCTATCAGTTACCGTTGCTCTGATTGTTGCTGAACCAAAAAAGTCCAATTTATCAAATACGCTACCATTACCGATAATTGAGTTACTTTTCCCGACAATTTCAGCATTATAACTTGTTATTGTTGAACCGTTGTTTCCAATAGCTGAGCCAAAATCAACTTTAACTTTACTTATAATCCTAACAAAATTGTTTCCACTAACAATGCTACTAGTTAAAGTATTTGTATCAGATAGAGTGATACTTGACAATTTTGGCTTATAAGTAGCTGTATTAGGTATTGTTATTGATAAAGTATATTTTGTCTCACCAATCTTTGCTGATCCATCCATCGTCTCAACAATCAGATTACCTGTACCAGTTAATTCATTAGGCAGTAAATTAGCAAACGTTGGCGGTATAGTCCACAAATAGCTAGTACCAACGCCAGTTGCGATAGTACCTGTACTACCCTTAAAATCATATTTCAAATTGTGAGTAAATGACGTTGAATATCTATTGATTGTGATAGTTACTGCATTACCTAGCACACCACTAATAGCACTTGATACACTAAGTCTATTAATTTTAGGTAGCGAGATAGACTGATTTGCAGTCGCTTCACCATAATTGCTAAAGTTTATTGGATAATATGCTGAAATATTGAATAGTGGTTTATTTCCATCTGAATTATGATTAACAATGTAATCTTTAGCAAATAATAGTTTTCTCTGTCCGTAATTTATCGA